ACATCAATCAATTTGCGTCAATATTCGTATACCGGGCAATATATCGGGACGACAACATATTCACACCGTCAAACAATTGGCAACGATGTTCGGCCATTGTGGATGGCAAAACCATCATTGTACTATCAACCAGCTGCACAATCGGTGACAATAAACACGCATCGTCAAAATGTGGCAAAAGCGTTGCGCAGTTACCCAAATACATCATCATCAACATTGTCGTTGATTGCCACGGATATTCCAACCGGGACATCACCGGATGCCGCACCGATGCGCATTCGTTTTATGGCAAAATCATTCAAACGATCCGACACATTGGGTGGGGTTTTGTATGTCGAAGATTCAACCGATGTTTACTACAATATCAGGTTGCGAAATTCGGGTGGCTCTTATGTTTATTTGGACGCCAATGGATATTGGTCCGCATCGGGGAATTCGGGAAATCAATTGTATCGCATGCCAACCAAAGACATCAAAGGCGGTTGGATTACATCGGAATTTGAATTGTCGGTGACAACCGCGCCGGTCGGTTACACCCGATTGGAAATCAACATGTTTGTTCATGGTGTTATTCTTTCCTATTCGGGCGGTGGCAAATGGAAAAACGGCAATTCAGCGTTGAAGGATTTTTGGGGTTCAATTCAGGTTTCATTTGCAGATGCGTCACCATATCAAAATGCGGATTATATTTTTGACATCACGGAGGTCATCACCGCATCAACAGCCAATTTGGCGAATTCAACACCCATCACAATTGAATCGCCATATTATACGGATTCGCTGAAATACGGAATTGGTAATTGGTTGGTGTTTAACGGAACAACTGATGTTTTGGCATCGGATTGGTATGGCGGTTGGGATTCAATTACACACGGAACAATCACCAAAATGTTGGGTTTGCAAATGGCATCAATTTACGCCAATTTTGTTCCGGTGGTTCGTGGAACATGGATTGATTCCGGGTCATTGACTGCAATCAAATCATTATATTTTGACAATTATTCATGGGTTTTGAACGGGGTCAAATACAATTGCCGTTCGGAACAATGGGATGGTGAATGGATTGGCATTTCACCAGTTTACACCTTGACAACATCATCCGGCGAAGGTTTAAAAGTTGAGCAATCACAAACCGGAAATCTGAATAATCGTTTGAATTATGTTGAATCAGCGGTGACAAATTTGAATTCAGCGATTTCCAATGTTCCGCAACAAGTTTTGGAACATTTGGTCAATGATGCCGAAGGCGCGCCCGCATCGCAGCCAACATTGAACACCCGTTGGGAGGTGATGTTGAGTTATGACGATTCAACGGAATTGGTTAATTGGCGGATTCAGGAACACAATGCGCCCATCACATACACGGCCGGGACACACACCATCACCAATGGTTATGAATTAATTTTGTGCGATTCATCCGGCGGAACGGTTACGGTTGATTTACCTGATCCGACAATATCAAAAGGTAAAAAATATTATTTCAAAAAAATTGCATCATCACATTCGGTTGTCATCACCGGCGGCGGGTTTGATATTGATGGCAACCCAACAAAGGTTTTGAATACAAATTTTGAAACATGCACAGTTATCAGCGATGGAACGCAATGGTGGCTGATTGTTCAATAAATGTTGCAAATGTTTATTGTCACGATGTTATTTTCGAAGCATTATGGCAGAAGCATCAATTGACATCGTTGCCGGATACGATGGATTCAAATATCATTCCGCGGCGACCGTTACATCGGTAAGTTATGACGCGTTAGTTGTTCAGGAGGACACCGTGTTCACATCGTTCACAGTCACCCAAGAAAACGGAACATCAACCAATGTTTTGTCGGCGCGTGGCATGTCGGGAATCACATTTCAACAAGGGGCATATTTGCCCGCCGGAAAAGGCAACAAAATCACCGGGTTCGTAATTTCGACCGGGTCGGCAATCGCATATTAACATGATTGGGATTAGCGCATTAGGAATTGGCATTCGAAGCGCGCAATATTTGGGTCAAGGTTGGCCCATCGTTGTTGCGTACAAATCACGCGTCACCGCCGATGGCGGGTATTATGAAGGCGTTTCATGTTTGTTGAACAAATTAAACAATCTATAATTTATGAGCGATTTATTGAATTCCGCGTCATTGGTAATGATACCGTCCGGATACAAAGAAGATACCGTATTTTCAGCAATTCCCACCGACGGCAGCGGCGATTTATCATTCACACGAGCATCCAACGGAACCCGAATAAATAGTGCGGGGTTGGTTGAGGTTTGCCCGTGGAATTTGTTGGAACAATCAAATACTTTTAGCACAAGCCCGTGGGCAAATACCAATGTAACATTAACAAGCGGACAAACCGACCCAAACGGAGGGGCAACAGCATTTCGTGCGCAATTTTCTGGAGTTTCTTATTTGTTGCAAAATTTAACTGCATTAAATGGGACAAATTCAATCTATGCAAAAGCGTACGGGAGTACTGCAAAAATTAGATTATGCGACCCGAACGGCTCTTTTAGTACGCAGTATAATTTAACTACTGAATGGCAAAGAATTACAACAAGCGGCAACGCATTGGCGGGAATTTCAATCGATTCATATATTGATGGAGGTTGGACATCGCAAGACATCGTAATTGCATTTGCCCAAACCAACATCGGCGCAACCGCCAAACCCTATTTCCCCACTACCGACCGCTTAAATGTTCCAAGATTAACTTATCAAAATGGCGGGGGCGGGTGTCCGAGTTTGTTATTGGAGAAGCAGAGTACGAATTATGTAAAGTATTCGGAGGATTTTACGCAAAGCGATTGGCAAAAATCGGGGGCAACAATAACAGCCAATTCAATTATTTCACCCGATGGAACGCAGAACGCAACAAGGGTGCAATTTTCGGCGGGTAGTCGTTATGTATACCAAACAATAAGTGGAGTACCCGCGGGTAGTGTAACTATTAGTTGTTACATTAAAGGGGCATCAGTTCAAAATATTGGGTTTAGTGATGGGAATGCCAACCCTAACCAAATTACATTAACCACCGAATGGCAACGCTATACATTTACTTTTACTTATTCAAGTGGCGGTATTGGGATTCAGTTTGACAATTATTTTGGAGTCATGCCAAATCAAGAAAGTAAAGATTTTTACATTTGGGGCGCACAATTGGAATAATGTAGTATAAATATACCAACGAAATACAGTATATTTGTAGTATGGAAATATGGAAATTTGTAAACGAAAAATACGAAATAAGTAACACTGGTAAATTGAGAAACGGGGCATTCATATTGAGGGGCAAAGTTGGCGCAAATGGCTATGTATGCTATTCGATGAGTTTGGGTAATTACAAACGCAAATACGAAATGGCGCATAGATTAGTTGCAAAAGCATTTATTGAGAACCCCGAAAACAAAGCCGAAGTCAATCACATAGATTGCAACCGCTTAAACAACGATGTTACAAATTTGGAATGGGTAACACATAGCGAAAATATGCAACATTCAAGGGCATTGAACCGCTACCCAAAGCAAATCAAAAAGCGTACAACCGAAACACTACAAAAAGACCGAGAGGCAAAACAACACAAAATGAAGGCAGTAATTGACGAAATTGGCAATGTATACGAAACCGCAAAAGCGGCGGCGTATGCGCACGGATTAAGCCAACACGCGGTACGCCTTGCAATTAAATACAACAACAAGTCAGCAAATAAAAAATGGTCATACTTAAACAATTAAGAAAATGGGAAGTTACGCAACATCATATATAAGCACCACATCATCAAGTGCAACAAGGGTGGCGGATGCTTGCAGTAAGACGGGTATTAGTTCGTTGATTGGGCAGACAAGCGGGACGGTGTTTGTTGACGCCTACATTGATAACATTGAAGCAAGTTTAAATAATATTTTGTTTTATTTAGCAGGTACAGGAGTTGATAAATATGTTTTAATTACAAGTTCGGGAGGAGTTCGGTATATTGATTTCCCTAATGGTAACATTACAAATAATAGTTATGGGCTTACAAACGGAAGGCACAAATTTGCAATAGCATATGCAAACAATGATTTTGCGTTTTATATTGATGGGAATTTAATTGGAACTGATACAAGCGGAACGCCAAGTGCGTGCAGTGAGTTTGGATTTTTCTATTATGCAAGTGGTTACGATTTCCCATTAAAAGTAAACGAAGCCGTTTTATTTCCAACCCGCCTAACCAACGCGGAACTTGCATCCTTAACCACAATCTAACACAATGAAAAGTTTTCATAAATACGAGTTCACCCCAAGCGAATGGGCAACATTCCAAAAAGACATACAACAAACCACAACCACCCCAAGCGGGGAAACCGTGACAACTTGGAAAGATTGTGCAGTTGTAGAAATTGGATTTATTTGTTTAGAGTGGGGGCAAGTGGATGACAAACCCGTATGCACAAAGCAAAGCGACAAATGGGCGGTAGACATTCTATTCTATTCAGAACCCCCCGCAAGTTTTGCCCCGTTTGAGGTGTTCCCAAATCCGTGCGGGGTGCATACTTTTTCGGGGGATGATTCGTTGTATTTGAAAACCTTTTGCGCAAAGTTTCCCGAGAGCGAATATTGTGTAATTCCAACACCAAATGAACAAATTTAATAATGACACCACGGCGGCGATTGCCACGGCCATTTCAGGCAGTTCAGCAATTATCACTTTCACGCAAACTTATCAGCCAATCCTTACCTTTGTGGTGGGCATTGTTGGTCTTATTTCGGGTTTGTTGGCGGTGGTTTATTACAGTAAAAAAATCAATCGCATCAAATGACAGTAAAAAAGCAAATTAACGCAAACGCGTTGCCCGTTTCGTTTGACCAGTTCAAGAAAAACCCGGTGGCCGCGGTGGCATTTTGTATGTTGGCGGCCGTTTCATATTTGTACTATGATGTCAAAAGTTCGTACACCGAACAAATCGAAAAGGCCAATCAAAAAATTGACCAATTGGATTTGAAAGTTGACCGGATGTCATCAGCGTTGAAAAAATCGGATTCGGCATTGTCGGCCGCAATTACGGAATTGCGAATCATTAACACCGTTAAAAAGTTATGAAAACGATTTTAACGGCCTTTGTTGCCATCATTTTGACATTAGAAATGATTTACCCGGTCGGGGCTGTAAACACGCCCAATGTGGACGAAATCGAACAAATGTTGAAGCGCGTTGAAAACAACATGAAAATGGCATCCAATGTTGTTTCCGCTGCAAAGAAGCAAGGCGAACAATTGGTTGAAAACAAAGTTGCCGAAAAGGCCGAATTGAAAGAAGCCGTTGCAACCGCTGAAACAAAAATCGAGGCGATGACATCAACCATGTTGTTCATGGGCGTTGACACCGGATTGGTTGGCATGGACACCGCGTCAATCAACAACATGTTAAAATTAAACGGCTTAAAATAATGGCAAAGGCAAAAACATCATCCGGCGTGAGTTGGCAACCAAAGCCAAAGCGCAAAAACAAAGGTGTTCACTCAAAAAACAATAAACCCGCAAAAAAATATCGCGGTCAAGGCAGATGAAAAAGATTTTTCAAATATTTCAGGGCGACAAAGGCGAATTCAGTTCCAAACGATTTGTTGGGATTGTCGGATCATTCATTTTGTTTGGCACAATGGCCCACAATTCATTGTCACCCCAAGACATCGCGCCATCCAAAGAATTGGTTGAAGCGGTTGAATGGATTGTGATTTGTTGTTTGGGATTCACATCCATCGACAAATTTGCAAACACCAAAAACGATGCGGAAAGTTGATTTGACCATTTTGTTGTTGGTGTTGTTATTTGTTGGTGGTTTTGCATACCTTCATTTTGCAGTTCCAAAACAAACCAATGTTGTTCATGGCCCGGCCATCAGAGTTGTTCAAAAAGAATTAGACACATTGCAAATCATTAAAAACAAATACAAAACATTACATGACACGCAAATATTTATTCAAAGCAAATATGAAACACTTTTTGTGGCTTATCATGGCGATACAAGTTGCGCAGCCACACGCCGCATCATCGCAATGCATCGATTCCTTGACAGTTGCGGAAAATAATTTATATTTATTAAAAGGCGCGGAGGCGCGCGAACAATTGGCGTTGTGCCGGGAATATCGCAAAATTGATTCCGAGGTCATCGCACAACAAGAACGGATCACAAACAAATTGTTGGATGAAATCAAAAAGCGTGACGAACGATTTTACCAGCTGCGCAAAGTGACAATTGCATTGGGCGTTGGTTTAATTATCTTTGTATTGTTATGATTACAATTGCAGATTTGAAACGCACAATGGCCGCCAAAGGTTATGCATTTTTTGAAAATGGGGATTTCAATTTGAACATCATTGGTGTTCGAAATTCAGCAACCGGGCAAAAGGTCACAAACGCATTTGATGACAAAATCGTTGTTGCCTACAAAGAAAAGGACAATTGGTTCATCAAAGAATGGGCAATCACCACCGACAATGGCGCGGGGACGGCCCGAATGAAGCCCGGACAATATCGCGGTTCACATCACATTGGATTGCATCAGGGCAAATATGAAGCGTTGAAACAATGTGGCCCGGTGACTGTATTCCGTGATGACATCAAAGATGGCGTGTATAATGAGAACGCAACGCAAACGGGCGTGTTTGGCATAAACATTCACAAAGCCGGTGTTGATTCAGTTCAGGTCAACAATTGGTCCGAAGGTTGTCAGGTGTTTAAACGCACCCAAGATTTCAACCAGTTCATGTTGTTAGCAAAAAAAGCGGCCGCCTTGCATGGCAACCGCTTCACATATACTTTGATTACTTCAAACGATTTCGCGTTGAAATAGGGTTATTTGCCCATTTTCGCGTTGTTTGCGGCAATGTCGACCACTTCATCGGCAGAATATAACCCCATCATGATTTCGGGGGCGTATAAACGACCAAAAAAAGCCGCCGCCCTATATTTTAACATCAATTCGGGCATTGTTTTCCATTTTGATCCGGGTTTATCCAACCATCCTTCCAACTTTGCCATTTCCATCGTCACCGTTGGGCCTTCCAAAATTGCGCCTGATTGTTTATCCATTGTGACGGCCTTGCATGATGTTGGTGTTGATTCAAACCGCAGCGTTCCAAATCGCCCGCATGAATTTAATGAGGCGATGATAAATGATGAACCCCATGATGGTCGTCCGTGGATGATGTGCAAATTTTGCATGACCATCAAAGGCGATGCGTTCATCCGGTGGGCCATTTCTAATGCCACCATCGTGTTTGCAATGTTTCCTTTGTACTGATTCGGAACAAGGTCGGATGATGACAATAATTTTGCGATTCTTTGGGCGTGTTCAAATTGCGCCGGGGCAAACACTTGACCGGATTCACCAGTTGTGTTGCTGTTGATGATTGTTAATTCGTTGTTTTCCATTGTTCAGCAAATATACACAATGTTGCAAATGTCAACAAAGGATGCGCGATATTTGCGCAGATTCATCCAAACTTATCGTTGTTTCATCATTGTTGATTTAAGGGGCGGCCGCCGATGGTTGCCCCTTTTTTCGTTCAATACGAAAATTTTTTAAAAAAATGTCACAAATGTTTTTTTGTTTGCAAAATGTGTTTTAACATTGCATCAACAATTAAGAAAAACGACATGGATTTAATCTACCTTATCATTTTAACGCCCATTACCATTGCGGTGATGTATGGCGCGCATTGCATCAAATTGAATTCAAAGCGATTCAACGAAATGCCGGAGGCCAAACCCTATCAATTTGAACGCGATGAATACATCCCGGAATTCAATGAATTCACGCAAATGTTGGTTCAACGCAGAATGTACAAAGGCAAAAACAAATAAAACAACGATAATGATTTACATTTTTTTAACCATCAGTTGCGTCACCGCATTCATTTTGTGGTTGATGTACAATGCCAGTCGCGCGCAAGTTCGCGGCCTTGAAAAAAGCGTTTGGAAACAAAACAAAGTCATTTTTGACAATGAATCGAAGTTGATGGCGCAAAAATCGCAGTTGGCAAATGTCAATGATAAGTTGACCACATTCCAAAATTTGTATCAGGATGTTCAACGCAAATATGAAGATTTGGTGTTGAAAGAAGCCGTACACCGTGAAAAACGCCGCGTTATTAAAGCAAACCAACGCGCAAAGAAAAGGGAGGCGGGCAAATGACAAACAATAAACAACAAACGGCAGTGGACAAACTATTATTAGCAACATTACTTATCGGAATGATAAGTGGTTGCACAGAACCAACAGTATCATCAAGAACTACAAACTACACAATACCCAGTCAAGGCAATTTAGCATCAGACCCGCTTAAAGTATGTGTAATCGAAGGATGTGAATACTTTATTTGTAAAAATTACAAGGGCGATATTCTATGTCACAAAGGAAACTGCAAAAACATAATACACAAGGGAGGTGAGCAATGAACGACAAAATAAAAGAACTCCTTGAAAACGCAGAGCAATCAGATGCAATAGCAATAAACAAATGGCGTATTGAAAATCGTGAACAATTAAGAAAAGAAAGAAAACAAAAACTAAAAGAACTTATGGAAAAAGATAAAAAACAAATGGAAAGAGATAAAAAACAAAAGGCAATAAACGCTTTAATTATTTTGATAGGAATTTTAGCGCTTATAATAGCCATGCATAAGAGTATACATTTTTTTCTTGGGGTAATAATTCTTCTTCTTCTGGTATTTGCTTACTGCGGTATTTATTTAATGCTAAGTCGAAACACAACTAACAAAGTAAAAAGAGAGAAATGAAAAAGGTATTAGTATTTACAATAAGAATAGTATTGCTATTTACAGTCGGTATTATATGTAAGTTATTGATAGCAATGTTTGATGATTACAACCAAGCATTTAAGAATGGATGGCACTAATGGAAAACAATAAACAACAAACGGCAGTGGAACAAATGTTCCAAGAAATGCTTGAGATTCAACAATCGGGCAAAACTCTAACTTTTGATGAGAATTTGGCTTTATTGGAAAAGTATAAACAAATAGAAAAGCAGCAACACTTAATCACTTGGTGCGATTCTCTTGATGCGCACATAACAAGTCGATGGTCATCTTTTCAACAATACTGGAACAAAACCTACGGAGGAGGTGAGCAATGAGCGCAAAAATTCAAACATTCCTGAAACAATTGGAAACGGGCAAAATTGATACGATTCGTGCAAAGGTTTACAATGAAATAAAACAATGTCAATCAATTTCCACAAAGACATTGCGCGACCGATTGGGTTCACATCAATCGGTTACATCATCATTGTCATCATTGGAATCCGATGGATTGATCCGCAAATGTGGCCAAATCGAAATTGATGATTCGGTTTATTCTCAATGGGTGGCCCATACCAATTTTGATGCAATCATCATTTTTCAATCCGAAATGCAATTGAAGAAAAAATTGCAATGGATTAAACGAGCGCAAAAAATGGGTTGGATTGATGACCAGGTGGCCTATTTTTTGAAAAACTATATTTTTAAGAATATAAATTTTCATGATGAAAACGCCAATTGAAGAATTGTTTGCATTTGTTGAAAAATTTGGTGGCTTCAAATTATCAGACCGTGAAAAAAATTATTTCCGGATCAAAGAAAAATTGGAACAACAAATGGCATATAATGCCGGGTATGACTACGCGGTCAGAAAAGTTCAGGAAAAAATAAAATGGTCGGATGAATCATGAAAATATGGGGTATTATTTTAGTACAATTACACATTTTGATTGCATATATAATCGGGTATAAATTAGGAAAAGAAGATGAAAAGAATCACGGATCAAATTAATGAATTGTTTGAAAACAAAGTCACAATGACCACATCGGAATTCAGCGCATTTTTGCGCCAATTACGGGAAACGGAAACCAAACAATTGATTAAAGTACACAAAGACGGTAAAAACACAATTTTAAGCAATGAAACAAGCCACAACGCAATCAAAAGATTATTTTCGTGAATTTGTCAAAGAACGCAGCAAAAACGCTCGATTGTCATTAGACATAATTCGA